TGCCTGCCTCGTTGCACACGAAGATCTCGCCGTTCACCCATTGACTACTGCTAACGAGCGACACAGAGCATTTGTCGCCTGGGCGCATCCAACCCGGCTGCTCAATCATCGGTGGCCTCAACTAACAGCAATCTCGTGATGGTGTCGCCATGGTCAGTGATGTCAGTCCAGGTACAGAGATCACCCTCACGGTCTCCCAGTAGTGATACGTAGCCATAATCGCCGTTGCCTTCATGCATCCGTAGATACAGCTCACCCGTCCTGTCCACCCGGAAGAACGCCCCAACGGGCGGCTCATCGGGACGGGTTGGCGGCTTCGCCTTCTTTGGTTCGTTAGAACGGATGTACCACTGGTAGTTGTCAATAAACCAATGACAACTCGTTGTGTCGTACAGAAACTCAAAGTCGTTATCTTCCACGACGCCAGTAGCAACTATCTTTGAGTGATCTCCACGAATCTTCACTGCCTTGAACCTGTCCCCGACCTTCAATGTGGTCGGGTCAACCTTCATCCATTTCTTACTCATTAGTTGTTCCCCTCTCGGTACACAAGGCCGTCAATCGCCTGGCTAACTTCGGGCATCGGTAAGCCCTCTTCTTCGCCCCACTGGTACAGCCATTCGAAACCGTCGCCGGATTCAGACAGTGACCAGATGGAGCGGGCTTCTTCGTCGGCTAATTCCGGGTGTGCGTACCGGAACCCGCGTAGGGCTTGCACGAGTGACACATACGCGCAGTAACGACCAATCGTTTCCCCGTACAGGAGTGGATCGGTTTCCCAAACTCTGTTCGTTACCTGGCTACGGAACCGCCTGTGAGCGTGTAGCCCGCACACGATGTAGTAGCGGATTAGCGCGTCTGCGGTCGCTTCTATCCTGGACTCCGGCCACTGCGCCAATTCGTATGGATCGGTCATTAGTTATTCCCCTCTAGTTCTTGCCCGAGTTGCACCATCTCAGTGAACGCAGAGGTGGCGATGAGGTCATTAGCTCGGTCAAGCAGGTACGTGCGTATACGCATAACCTCCCAGTCTCCGAGTTTCAGATCTGCATAAGCGGCGGCTTGGCGCAGAGCCTTCGCAGCGATATACGGAGCAGCCGCTGTAAGTACAGCTTCGATGAACTCACCTTCATCCTCAAAAGCTCCTCCCATATCATCAGTGCGAGATACACGGATTCCCTCGACTATTGCTTGTCTGGAAACTAAATTACTCATTGTCTTTCTCCTTAGTTAGCATCTCAATTAGCCCCGCGTAACCGGCAATATCAACATAGTTATCGCGAGAGTGGCGGTTGATAGCCCTTGATACCTTTAGTTGAATCATGCATAGGAGTACCTGTTCAGAAGTAACTTCTACACCAAGAATCTCAGACCAGAGCCTAGCTACCCTAGCGAATGATTCAGACGGATCTCCATAAGCGCTCTGCCTAGCGCCATTAATAATCTTGTGTGCTTCTTGGTTAATGGAGTCTTGTGGTTGCTCAAAGAATGTTTTGTGAGAGCAGCAGCCATCGCATCCATGAATATTGTTAACACTGTATAGATCGTCTGGGTCTGGATGACCGATCCCGTGAGGGCATTGTCGCTCCATTGCTCCGATATCGCTTCGCCACACTTGAGGGAAATTACGCATCAGGTGGTTTGTCTTATTGTGTACTGGACACTGACCACCATTGCACGCATAGTTCTCGTGACAAGTAATCCAAACATCAGAGTGCTCTAAGTTATAACTATCGCCACTCATCCCTCTACCATCCAATTCTGCTTATTACTTTCCACCTGAGCGGAGTTCTGCAGTATGCCAATTTGCAATTTAGCGTTATGTAGATTTCTCTCAAGCTCCAAGATGCTCTCTCTGGCTTCCTCAAGTTCATCCTGTGCAGTTGTGTTCTCTACAATCACTTTCACGCGGATAACAACATCATGCGTCTTTGGCATCGTCATTCTCCGAGGTCGAAGTTTGAACGTCGCTTAGTGGGAAAAGTTCTAGTTGTAAGGCATTTGTCTCTGTATGGGCATCCACGGTATTCCATCCCTTCCTTCTCCAAGCATCCCTTTTGAATGACTGGAAGTTCTTTGTTCGCAACATATTTATTGAGCTGTGTGATGTTCTCAGTAATTAAGTTCAGTACAGCCTGGTCCTTTTCGACCCTGTACTCTCTCCACTCACCATTGTCTTTGTTTTCGTAGACAATCGAAAACTCATCAATTTCTGGCCGAAGAACCATGTATGCGTGTACTTGGTGGATATGCACTTCTTTAGGACCAAATTGAGACACCTGCTGGAATCCACGGCTATTAATCGACTTGAATTCGAAACCGGACCCGTCAACGATGATTCCATCTAGAGTGCCACCGAAATTCATATCAAGACGGTCAGCGCTAACTTCAGCCTCGACAAGCCAGCCAGCAGTAAGGCCAGCCATCTGCCACTTAAGGTGCAGCATGTTCCCTGTCTGGAAGATGTTAGCTAACTTACCGTCAAGGACTTCTCGCTTCTTAGCCCCAATAGCGTGGAATACCTGCTTACGTTCACACGATCCAGTGGAGGATGAACGGAACATTGTGTTGCGATTTCTAGATCCGCCTACTTCTTGGCTAAGAGCCTTACGTGCAAACTCAATAGCTTCGTCTGAATACTCGGCTGAAACGTTATTAGCCAGCCATTTTTCGTGAGCAACCGTAACTGGTAAGTCTGCTCCGGCAATTAGCTTTCGTAGGTTACTCATAGGTCTCCCCTTTGAAATGGATCTCTCAAGTCTTGGTTCTTGCGAGCTAGTGCGTTAGACCTAGATAGTTTCTGGAAGAACGCGACCAAATCAACATGTGGCCTTGGTCCGATAGCAGTCTTGTTATGCAACATATTGGTCAGCGCATAGCTAATTGCGTCTACTTCATAATCGCTAAGTTCAAGTGTGTACTTACGCTTAAATACATTCGGATCAATTTCCATCCCATTCTCCATACTTAACATTGAGGTATTTATCTGTGCCGTAATACATTGGCCTGCCATATTGATTTGTACGTACATATCCGTCGATTAGAACGCCACCGTCATACGCATCTTTTCCATCGCATAGCGCATGGCATTCATGGCATAAATGAAGAAGATGGTAAGTCTCCCCAGAGTCATCCAAAATAACTCCACCGCGAGCTTTCGTAAGCATGTGATGGATCTGTGAAGCACGTTGGCTACAACGCGCGTCAACTTCTCCAACAATGACTGCTTCACAACGTCCTCCGCTCCTTTGATATATGCGTTTACGTAAGATGTTGTCCATTAGCGTTCAACCTCCTCAAAGCAATCAAGCGCTCCAGCTTCAACTAACTTCCCAATAACTCCAACATCTAACTCTCCGTTTTCTATGTAAGCCTTGGCTCCAGTAATAATCCTTCGATTCACCAACATACATAGCTCGTGAAGACTTGAGTATCCTCCGTCTGGCCGCTTGTCTATCAGTTCCTTGGCTACCTTTCCGCCAATCCCCTTAATAGCCAGCAACCCTTTACGGATTCCCTTAGATCCAACGGCGTATGAGACGCCAGATTCATTAACATCTGCTCGCTGAATACGAATACCGGCAGATCTAACGGCAGTGACGTATGGATCTTCTTTAGGAGTACCGGCTGCAACCGACAGCACAGCAGCGTAAAACTCAGTAGGAAAGTGTGTAGCTAGATATGCACACCTATAAGCTGTCAGGCCATAAGCGACGGAGTGAGCCTTGTTAAAACCATATGCCGCAAACCCTTCGATTGCTCCCCAGAGCCAACTGATATCAGTATCATCCATACCTCGGCGCTTAGCGAGGTCTACTACCTGCGCGTGATACCCCTCAATAACGTCACCCGCAGCGCCAATATCGGCGTTTGAAGCCTTAACTGCCTTGAGAAATGCAGTGAGGTCATCTGGATTCATTCCTAGAGACCGCAGCATTCCAATCACTTGTTCTTGGAACAGCATAATCCCGTAAGTTTTATCAGTGTGCTGCCTGATAATGGCATGTCGCTCAGGGATCTTTTCTTTTCCGTGCTTTCTGTCGATGAATGACTGAGTAGCTCCGCTTTGCATTGTTGCTGGCCTAAACAGCGCCATTGCAGCAACAATATCGTCAACGTGCTTTGGCTTTAGCTCCTTACAGCCTCTTCTAGCTGCCTTTCCTTCAAGTTGGAACACACCATCGGTGATTCCTCGCGACACAGTAGAGAATGTCTTGCGATCACGAAGCGGAATCCAGTCAAGACCTTCGAATACATCTCGCCCCAAGTTCTCCATGCAAATATGCAAAACAGAAAGCGTCTTTAGTCCCAATACATCCAGCTTGACCAGACCTAGATTCTCTACTGAATTCATGTCGTACTGAGTTACATAAGTATCTGAAGATGCAACCCTCATAGTCGGAACTAAATCATCGAATTCGTCCTTGGTTGTAGTAACCACCAATCCAGCAGCATGAGTGCCATATGACGAATAAACATGACCTTCGCCAATCTGGTGAAGACTTTTGTGAATATCAGGAGCAATGTCATTCCAATCTTTTGGTATGGGCTTGCCTTGACGACGGAGTGAAGCGATGTACTTGATTCTTAGAGACCCGCTTGTCTCTTCTCCGTCTCCTGTCAGTGAGTACTCCATCCAAGTACCGATTTGATTGACAGAGAAACGAGAATCTAGCCACTCGATGAGATCCTGCCTACGAACGTGCTCAATATCCAGGTCGATATCCGGTGGCTTAGTCCTGTCGCGAGAAATGAATCGTTCAAAGGACAGATCCCACTCAATTGGGTCTACCTGAGTAATACCTAGCAACCAGCAGATCATCGAACCAGAAGCAGATCCGCGCGCTTGGTAGAAGACGCTGTTATCCCGACACCAATTAGTCACTTCAGCAACTAGTAATAGGTATCCGGCCATACCAGTGTCTTCAATAATGCTTAGTTCGCTGTCGATCCGTTCTTTGTGCGCTTTGCTGAGCGATACCGATTTCTCAGAAGCAACGTCGCGTAGAGTTCGAAGCGGATCGTCAACAGTAAAAGGAATACGATAGCTATACTTATCCAATTGAGGAATAGTAAGATCATGCGATTCAAGTAGGTCTTGAAGCCCTTCATAACCGAGTTCACGTCGTTTCCCTTCGTGGTGAGCCTCAAACCATTCTTTGTCAGCAAGATGAAATCCATCGCCAGGAAATACAGCATCGTCGCCGTCTGAGCCAAAAGCAACAAGACGCTTCATGGCTTCATGGGTTGGCTTATCTTCTTGGTTACAGTAATGGGCATCTTGCGTAAGCACACACGGTAGCCCGAGTTCCTGAGCAAGAGACGCTAGACGATTAGCAATCATTGAGTCGGTTGTTTCTTCGTCATCGTGAATGATGTTGTGGTTCTGTAGCTCGACGTAGAACTTCCCAAACCACTTGTCGTAACTCTGGAGCAGAGCCTTTGCTTCTTGTCTATCTCCGCTAGCAATCGCCTGAGATGCATAACCAAAGTAGCAACCAGAAGTTGCGGCGATTCCGTTCAGCATTCCATTCTCTGATAGCTCAGCAAAGTCACCAAAGTCGATGAGTGGCTTGTGGTAGAAGTTCTTGTTCATCATTGAGTTCATGCGAACCAAGTTCTTGTAGCCTTCATTCGTATAAGCGACCACGCACATATGATGACGTTTTGCCTTCTTATCCTGGCGATCACGCACTACATACAACTCAGTACCAGGAAAGGGCTTGATCCCCGCCTTACTGCACTCGCGGTATAGATCAACAGATCCAGCCATATTGCCGTGGTCAGTAAGACCTAGCGCCTGCTGGCCGTATCCAGATACAGTCTGAACCATATCCTTTACGGCAGGAAGAGCATCGTTCGCTGAGTAATTAGAGTGCGAATGAAGGTTCCAATATGCATTTTTTGTATCACGAATAACCCTATATTTCTTCATGCGGTTGCCAGTGGAATTGAACCACTGCCACTAACCACTATTTGATAGTGGGAACCAACGCAACCTGTGCCCTAAGCGAGAGCACTGATGATAATATCAGCCATTTCTGACTTGCTTTCAGCTGAACTTACGTCAATCTTGGCGTCTGACGCCAACTCGTTAAGCTGAGTGATCGACATACTACGAACCTTAGACTCGCTGATTGCAACTTCTGGTTCTTCTTCAGCCGCAGACTCTACTGCGGCTTCCTTAAAAGGGAATTCTTCCTTTTCCGGCTTAACTTCCTGGCTATCTGACTTTCCACCAGCAACTTCACCGATAACCTCTTCGTACCGATCACGAAGAATCTCTTCGATGTTCTCTGACTGCTTACGCAGATCAGCCAAGTCAAGTTCGTACTTCGACTCCTGATCAACATCGTATGTAGTTTCCATACCAGTACCGGACTTAAGAACTGCATAGTCTCGGTTGGTGATAGTTCCACTGTTGCGCTCTGCACGGCGTTCAAGTGCATTGGCGAGCGTAACTGGAAGCTTGTATGGCTTGACTTCTCCGGTCTTCACTAGGTACACGTTCGTAGCGTACTTAGTGCTCTTGCGCCGCTGTTGTTCGTCATCTGACGTGCAACCTGGGCAGGTATTGTCCCCAGTGCAGGGGAACCAATGCTTATCTGAGTTGTAGTGCTCCTTGAACACCACCCAGTCTTCAATCTCGTCAAGGAAACGAACAACTGTTTCCCCGCGCTGGAAGTTACGCAACCACACGCCACTTCCGTTGTTGACTGGAGCTTCACTCTTTTTCGTACCAAACGTAACCATTGCGGTTAACCCTTCTTTGTATAATCCATAATTGTTTGCGCTGATGACTCCATCGCTGAAATCACTCTGCTTTGCAATTCTTTGTTTACCCGTTTGAATGCCTGTTCAGCATCCTCATTTTCTTGCACTACTGATTCAATCTCTAATTTAATCCAGCTGTTTTCACCGTCAATAGTGCACTGGTGAGTGACGCCTAGCTTGATTACGTCACCGCTATTTAATGCCACTGACAATCTCCTCTTCGATCTTAGCCAAGATAACTTCTGCCCTACGCTTCATATCGAAGTCTTTAATGTTTTCCGCGTGCTTAATGCGGTTCTTCCAGTAGCAGGCTCGTGAGTATAGACGTGCTCGCTGTGCTCTTTCTTCAGGTGTATACACAGCTGGTCGTCCACCGCGTCCACTCTTCTTGTCCTTAATTGACTCATAATCGCTAACAGCGCGCTGCTGGGCAATTATGTCCCGCATTCTCTCAATGTCTTCAATTGTGTACAGGTATACCTTCATCTTCCCGATCATTACACCGTGACTAGGAAGCATTCCTGTCTGTTCATGCTTGATTGCTCGTCGCAATTGGTGCTGGCTAATCCCAAGCGCTTCTGCTGCCTCGCGAACCAAGTAGTAATCACCGTCAAGCGTTCTGACGAACGCAGATACCGGATCAATACTGTTAGTTTTCATCGAATCTCGTTTCGGTAATACGCACGTATGGTGTGGTCTTAACGATTGTCGTGTTCTGAGAAACTATACGAGCGTCGATATCACCGCTAATGATCGCCTTCTCAATGAGCTTGTTATCTACCTTGCGAGTCGTGATCTTGTTGAACTCGCGAGCGCCTAGAGCCTTCTTGAGTGACACCTCGTCTACCTGAGTACGAGTAGACGAGACGTATGTAGCCTTGACTACTCTGTCTCCGTGATCAACATCGAACGTCTTGACCTGATCAGCCGCCATAGCTCCACACAGTTCGTGCTGTAGCTCTTTGATGTATTCATCAAGCTTGGTACGCCTGCGCTGTGCTTCTAGGATCTCGTCCGCTAGTTCTGCTGCCTTCGACATGAGTAGAAACCTACTATGTCTCTTCCCATCTAGTCAAGTGTTTTCGCTAAAACATTTTTTCTTACATCAACAGCCATCTCGGCAAGATCCTTCTCATGGCTATCCCAAGAGAACTGCCGCGCCAGGATACCCGCGTTAGATAGCTCCCTGACAGCCGCCACAGCGCCCTCACGACCAGCAAAGTCGTCATCGTAGGCAACCAGTACTCGCTGCGCTCCAATGCGCTGCAGGAGGCTTACCTGACTGTTGTACAGCACTGAGCCATAGCTGCCCACGGCGTCGTACCCAGCCTCCCGCACAGCCACTACGTCCATAGCTCCCTCTACTAGTACCAGAGTAGAAGACTGCTGTAGCTCCCTGATACCGAATAGAAGCTCAGATGTATTGGCTCCGAACGGGTATCTGTACTTAGGGCCAAGCCCGTCAAGGTTGCGATAAACGGGACCAATGATCATCCCGTCGTCTGACCACAGCGGATAACAAGGCTTGTCTTTGTCAGCATCGTATCCAAGTCGGTACAGGTCAATCGCCTCATCAGCGAACCGAGACTGCCAGTAAGGATGGCGAAACGAATCAAACCGATCCCACCACGACTCCTGGTATGTACGTCTTTCCTCGTGATCCAGGGCGTTCTTAATCATCAAAAGCTGATCGTCAACATCTATTCTGAAGTTGGAAATCGAGCCTTTTGCGTGGCAAACCATACATACCCACTTGCCAGTCTTCGCATTAACTCTGGCAGAAGGTGAACGGTCATCATGTGAAGGGCAAGTAAAACTGCGCCATGTGCCACGGCCATTAGTAAGAGCGTCCTGTAGTGAAATCACTCGTCGTCATACCTCTCACGAAGCAAATCTGCCTCGTCCTTAGTAATCTCTTCAAACTGCCCATTGTTAGGAAAGAATCGCGAGAAGAACAATTGCCCGGAAGATCCATGGCGGTTCTTCTCAAGGCTATAAACCATAGCTCGCTGGCCATACTGCTTCTGGGTTATCACCACATCTGCATCCTGGCCTAGAGCATCTGATTGCGAGAGATGCTTGGTTTGAGGTGGTCGCCATGTTGCATTGTCTCCCTCGCGGTTAATCTGCGCTGCGGCAAGAATACGAGTGTTAGTTGAGATAGCCACTTCTTTGAGGTGATTTGAGATAGAAGCCATTGATCGCCAGTCGTCAATTGCACGACCACCAGACCCGTTATGCATCAATCCCGCATAGTCAATGACAATCTGGTCGTAATCTCTCGCTGTAGCCGCTACATGAATTGGTGAAACCTTGTTGCGGGAGGAATCGTGGATGTAAAGCTCTCCTGTTACCTGTTCAGCAAGAGCATCAATCAGCTTTCGGTAAGCAATCTTGTCAAAAACTCGGTCCCGCATAGAGATGTGGTCAACGTCAATTCCCAGTCGATAACCAAGAAGAGCGTGCATACGGACCTGCATTTGCATCTCGCTCATCTCTAGCGAGTAGAACATCACTTTCTTGCCAGACAAAACGGCTTCTACCGCCATATTGCAAAGGCTCCATGTCTTTCCTTGACCAAGACGTGCTGCCACGTACCAAAGGTCACCTTGTCGCTGGCCACCAGTAACAGACTGCAATGTCTTCCATGGAACCGGCACTGTATCTACTGGAATGTCGTAGTCATCTAGCAGCGAGTAATCAAGTAGGCAGTTCTTAATTGGCTGGGTTGCCTGGGCGGGCTTAAATGCGGCGATCTCAGCCAGAGCAGCGTCCAAGTCTTTATCAGAAAGTGATTCAGTCGCTGAGTGAATAGCCCGAACCAATCCAGAGCGTGTGTGCTCCTGAATTACTTCATCGACTGCGTAAGCAACGTCCTTCGTTGGCGAAAGCGGGAATCGAGGAAACTTGTGCTGGAAGGTCTCAACTGTAGGAGGATTTCCGTACAGACGTTCGTATGTCACCAACCAGCGATATTCAGCTTGATATGCGCTGAACATATCTGGGGTAATACCCATTGCTGCAGGAGCCAAAACGTCGTTTACGTTCAAAGCAGCAGAGATGAGCAATGATTCTGCTGTTGGTCGGTCGGCCATACCAAATACCACCCTTAAATGTTTGTGTGCTTGAACAGTAGATCTGTCCAACAGTTACGTCGTGAACAGGTTTTATTACCTTATGCAATAAGATTCAACAATGATTCTTTCTGACAGAACATTGCTCAACCTGATATCACAGCAGTCAATCGTGATTGATCCGTTTAACCCAGCTGACGTACAGCCAGCCAGTGTTGACTTGCGCCTAGACAGCAAGCTCTTGCTCTTCGACAAGAGCAAGACTGCCGTGATCGACCCGAGAATCCCAGTAGAAATGTCGGAAGTCAACATCTCCGAACAAGGAACCTTGCTAGAACCCGGCCAGTTCGCGCTAGGAGCAACGCTGGAGAGCGTTGGAGTACCTAACGGACTGGTAGGACGGCTAGAGGGGAAAAGCTCTCTAGCTCGCTTAGGGCTACTAGTACATGTAACAGCCGGATTCATTGATCCAGGCTGGCTACCAGCGCAGATAACCCTTGAGTTCTGCAACCTAGCACCAGTACCGATCATTTTGCGCCCTAACATGAAGATTGCTCAGATTTCCTTCGAAAGAGTTGATCAAGAATCAGCTAAGCCATATGGCCACAAAGACTTGAACTCCAAGTACCAGGGCCAGACCGGGCCTACAGCGAGTAAGTACTACCAGAACTGATCAGAGCCTCGCACAGACCATCTACGTGAGCGTAGTGCTGTGCCATGCTCCTA